CGATCTAGCATCTCTCGGTGCGCAATACGGAATGGACATTAGGTTCTTCTATCTCTTCAACGAATCCCTAATCACCCGAGCAAGAAACTATCTCGTCGATGAGTTCCTTCGCTCGGATTGCACACATCTGATGTTCATTGACTCAGATATTGGCTTTGATCCAAACGATGTTATCGCTCTCGCTGTTATCGCAGCTGAAGGAACCGATAAGGATATCGTTTGTGGTCCGTATCCCAAGAAGTGTATTGCTTGGGAAAAGATCAAGCGTGCGGTTGATAAAGGCTTCGCCGACAAAGATCCCAACACGCTCGAGAAGTATGTTGGCGACTATGTTTTCAATCCGAAGGAAGGCGTTGGTTCTATTCCTCTCGACGAGCCTGTAGAGGTTCTTGAAGGTGGAACTGGCTTTATGATGATCCAGCGTTCTGCGTTGGAAAAGTTCCGTGACGCTTATCCTCAGTATATGTACAAGCCAGATCACGTTCGTACAGAACATTTCGATGGTACACGCGAGATCCTTATGGCTTTCCAAGCGGAAGTTGATCCTAAGTCCAAGCGATATCTCTCGGAAGACTACTGGTTCTGCCAGAAGGCTCAGGAGATTGGTCTTAAGACTTGGCTCTGCCCGTGGATGAAGCTGATGCACATGGGTTCCTATGTGTTTGGTGGTTCGCTTATCGATCTGGCTCAGATTGGTGCTGGCGCGACTGCTGACGAATCATCTATGCCCAACAAACTGAAGAAGAAGTAATGCTTATCTCACTCACACATCCCGAAGATAACTACGAGCTCTGGATCGACACTGACGAGATCGTAGTCATGGAACGATATATGCGCAAGAAGTCAACAGCCATTCTGACTTTGGCTGATGATCGACCAGACGTAACTGCTCTGGTCTTGAAGAATGGAAAGACTATGGCGTGTAAGGAAACGCCTAAAGAAATTTTTGATCTTATTGCTCAAAAGTCTTGACAGTCAGCATACATACTGATACAATTACATCATTGAGGAGTTAATATGATGAAACTTTCTAAAGAAACCACAGAGATTCTTAAGAACTTTGCGGCTATCAATCCTTCGCTCGTCTTTCAGGCTGGCAGCATCCAGAAGACGGTTTCTCCACAGAAGACCGTCCTGGCTAAAGCTAACATCACTGAGTCGTTCGACAAAGAGTTCGCTATCTACGATCTGACGCAGTTCATCTCGACTGTTTCTATGTTCGAAGATCCTGATCTCAAGCTCGGTGACGATTCGCTGGTTATCACTAATGGTAAGGCTAAGACGACTCTGCGTTATGCCAAGAGCGATCTTATCCAGTCTCCGCCTTCAAAGGAAATCAATCTTCCTTCTACGGAGATCAGCTTTACTCTTGAAGCTGCTGCGCTCCAGAGCGCTCTTCGTGCAGCTGGTGTTCTTGGTCTGCCTGAGCTCGCTCTGATTGGTCGTGGTAAAAAGGCTTATCTCGCCGCGATTGATTCTCGTAACGAAGGTACAAACTCGTTTGAGTATGAAGTCGGCGAGTCGAGCAACAACTATCGCATGATCTTTAAGATCGAGAATCTCAAGATTCTTAATCGTGATTATGAAGTACGAGTATCCGCAAAGGGTATCGCACATTTCGCATCAAAAGCAAATGATGTTGAATACTGGATTGCCACTGAGCAGTCTAGCAAGTACGGTGACTAAAATAAAGGGGACTTCGGTCCCCTTCCTTCTTTTATGATATGGAGCCATGATGCGCGATGAATTCCTGTGGGTTGAGAAGTATCGCCCGCGCAAGATCGCAGATTGTATTCTGCCCGAAGAACTCAAGAACACCTTCCAACAATTCGTCAACGATGGTAACATCCCTAATCTTCTTCTGAGTGGTACAGCTGGCGTCGGTAAGACGACTGTTGCTCGTGCTATGCTCGAAGAGGTTGGTGCTGATTATATCGTAATCAACGGATCGATGAATGGTAACATCGACACGCTCCGAACAGACATTCGTAACTTCGCTGCAACTGTTTCGTTCACTGGCGGTCGTAAGTATGTAATCCTAGATGAGGCTGATTATCTAAACGCCAACAGCACTCAGCCTGCGTTGCGTAACTTCATGGAAGAGTATAGCAGCAACTGTGGATTCATTCTCACTTGTAACTTCGTCAATCGTATCATCGATCCTCTCCATTCACGTTGTTCTGTCGTGGAGTTCAAGATTGGTGCAAGCGAAAAGGCTGAGTTGGCTAAACAGTTCCTCTCTCGCGCATGCGGGATTCTGGATCAGGAGAATGTTGGCTACGATAAGAAGGTAGTCGCTGAAGTCATCATGAAGCACTTCCCTGATTGGCGTCGAGTGCTGAATGAGCTGCAACGCTATTCGGCTCGTGGAACGATTGATGCTGGTATCCTAGCCACTGTTGACAACGTGGAGATCAAGGAGCTGGTGAAGTATCTCAAGAACAAAGAGTTCGAAGCCATGCGCAAATGGGTCGCTCAGAACTCCAGCATGGACGTGACTGTACTGTTCCGCAAGCTGTATGATGCTGCGAGCGCAATCATGAAGCCAGAATCTATCCCGCCACTGGTACTTGCTTTGGCGGACTATCAATACAAGTCAGCCTTTGTTACCGATCAGGAAATCAACTTGGCTGCCTGTATGACTCAGATCATGATCGACTGTGAGTTCAAATGATCTTGACATTTTAGTGCCAGTGTGGTATTATAATGAATAGTGAGTCGAGTGGTTCGGTTCACTTACGGGCGTTGTGCCCATCTTAAAGAATCGCTAGTAGGACGGAATCATTGGTCCGATCGCGATTAGGAGACTGTAAAATGGCTAAGATGACTACTCAGGAGCATTTCGCTTCTGCTGAAAAGATCGTGCAACTTTTCGATGAAAATAAGCTCGATGCGGTAAAGGTTCCATATCATCAGTTAGATGCTTGGTATCGTTTGAACGATGATTCACTTTTTCAATGTCGCTTTGAACGAATCAATAAAGATTCTGTTAAGCGAATCGTTTCGCTGATTGAGTTTAACGGTGACTTGCGTTATGCGAAACCTGTTCTGGTGTATTTTGATAAGAAGCTCAAAAAACTCGTTCTGATTAACGGTAATCATACGACTGCCGCTATTGTAGAATCCTTCGAAAAGGGTCACATCAAGCTGACTGAATTCGATGGTCAGCAGATTCCCGAATCGCTTCTGCCTAAATCCGATAGCGATCGTGCTGCAGTTTTGGAATGGGTCGCTATCCTTATGAATCGCGATCCTCAGCCTAAAACTAAGTCAACACGCAAAGATGTTCGACAGAGCATTCTTTCGGAGATTGCACGAAACGGTGGTGATGTTGAATGCGTCAACGAACCTGCGTATATTCACAATCTTTCTAACGCATATCAATGGCCGATCAAAGACATTCAGAAGGTAATCGCAGAAGCCATCAGCGATATTGAAGAACAGAATTCAAATGAACTGTTCAACTTCTATGCTTGGCCAGAACATCGAATCGCAACTATCGAAGATGTTCGTTCTCGTGAGTTGTCAACAAAACACAAGACTGTTCACTGTACTCGCGCTGTCGTTGGTGATAAGACTTACGAGTCGCTTGGAAAGGCTGTTGGTCTTGCGTTAAATCACTCGCAAGCTCATATCGTATTTCACTTTCCAACAAGCTCAAAGGTTTCTTTGCGCCCAAAGATTGAGAACGATATTAAAGAATGGATGAAGTTCTGCAGCAAACCTGTGACATACGAGTTCCTTCCATATAAGAGCACAGAGATCGACAAATTCTGCGATGACAACGGGTTAGTTTTCCGTAAAAAAGCATCGAAGAAGAGAAATTAAGTGTTTATCTACGCTCTTGCTACACAAAGTGATCTTGAGGCTAACCGCCTCAAGATCGGTGAATCTGAACTCATGAAAGGAGTCGAGGAGCGTCGTAAAGAGTTTGATAAGACCTTTGAAGTGCTATATACTAGAGCGATCTGGGATATCGGAGAGTGTAGTTATGGCGCTGATAAAATCATTCATAAGGTTCTCTCTGGTAAGAGTCTTCGTGGTGGTAACTATGAGTGGTTCTGCGACGTTACTGTAGATGATGTTGATAAGATCGTTCGTAGATTATTCGGAAAAAAAGTCGTGAGGGCTAGGTGAGCAACCCCTTTGTTTATGTAGAAAGTGTATCCTATTCTAAAAAGAACCTGATGCGTGGGTCAGCGAACGATGAACTGTCTGAAAAGCTGTATAAGCCTTTCTTGACTAATCGGGCGCTGTCCTACCATCAGGACTCTATCCTTTACGCCAACGAGATGAATTTGCGTACCCAGCTAGACGCAAAGCTACAGTATGAATATTTACTAAATACCCTGCGGAAGCGGAAAAGGACTGGCTCCAAGTGGGGTAAAGATAAACCTGACGCAACCGTTGAGATGATCATGGAGTATTTCGGCTATGGTCGTGCTAAGGCGGAGCAGGTGCTCAGGGTCTTGACCGATGAACAGCTAGCCATGATCGAGGTAGCACTCGATAAAGGTGGAAAAGGATGAACGCATCGGTTGAAAACATGGTTGAGGTGAAGCTGCGCTCCGCAGAGGATTTCCTAAAGATTCGTGAGACATTGACCCGTATCGGAGTCGCTTCTAGACGCGATAAGGTTCTGTTTCAGTCATGCCATATCCTGCATAAGCAGGGTCGGTACTATATCGTTCACTTCAAAGAATTGTTCGCCCTGGATGGTAAGCCAACCAACTTCTCAGATGAAGATAAGGCTCGCCGCAATACTATTGCCAATCTGCTTGCCGAGTGGGAGCTGATTGATGTTGTCGATCCAGAGCGTACTAAGGATCCTGTTGCGCCATTGAACCAGATTAAGATTCTGGCGCATAAGGAGAAGCATGAGTGGAAGTTGGAAGCCAAATACAATATCGGTAAGAAGCGAACCAACGACTGATCGTGCTAAATAGACCGTGACGCCTTCGGGGTCACATATTGTTAACCTTGCTTTAAGGAGGTATCTATCATGTCTAAGAACGAATACGCACAAATCCCTTCACTCTTTGGTCAGTTCGATCCGCTCTCAATCGGATTCGATAAGACGTTTAAAGCCCTTGCTTCTCAGCTGGATGGAATCGGTAAGTCACTTCCTGGCTATCCTCCATACAACATCAAGAAGGTTGGTGATGACAAGTACGTCATCGAAATGGCGGTTGCTGGTTTCTCAAAGACCGACATTGAAATCACTCTTGATGGTGGTAAGTTGATTATCAACGGCAAGACCAAAGACGCTGAGGATTCAGACAATGCTGGCGCATACTACTTCTACAAAGGTATCGCAGAGCGTGCGTTCTCTCGCACATTCACTCTCGCTGATTCTGTAGAAATCAAGAACGCCGAAATGGTTAACGGTATTCTTAAGGTATGGCTCGAGAACTTCATTCCTGAGCATAAGAAGCCTAAGAAGATCGAGATCAAGGACTAATCACTTAATTGGTTTGTTGGTCATGCGCTGGGCGGCTTCGGTCGCCCAGCTATTTTCATTTTTAGGAGAAGCTCATGGACTGGTTCACCCGAACATTCCGATACTATAATACAATCATCGAACTCATGAAACTCACAGACGAGGAACTCAATATTCTAGGCGTAGAACGCGAAGAGATTGTTTTCGTAGCCTGGAAAACTCATCTGGTGCAAAATGGTTAAATTCTTCACAGACTTCAAAAGATTCTTCCGCTCAATGATGGGAAATCGCCCGTACGGCTAAATAGCCTCCGAAAGGAGGCGCTCATGGCTTTAGTAACATTTGAGCAATTAAATGACTTCTTCGAAGATACCGACGAAGCTGTCATCGAAAAGTATGTAGAGTTCCTGAATGAAGTGATGGAGTTCTACGAGATTAATACGCCACAACGTATTTCTATGTTTCTTGCGCAGGTTGGTCATGAGTCTGGTGGACTGAGAACAATTAAAGAAAATCTTAACTACTCAGCAGACAGACTCAAGGTCATCTTCCCTAAGTATTTCCGTGGAGTGGATCCAACACCTTATGCTCGTAATCCTCAAAAGATTGCCAATCGTGTCTATTCTAATAGAATGGGTAACGGTGATGAAGCCTCTGGTGATGGCTATCGCTACTGCGGACGAGGACTCATCCAGCTAACAGGCAAGAGCAATTATGCAGCATTTGCTTCCGACATGAATATGTCACTTGAAGAAGCAACTGCATGGTTAGACGACCCAGAAGGTGCCTGCTGGTCGGCAGGTTGGTTCTGGGACTCACGCGAATTAAATCAGTGGGCTGATAAGGGTGACGTTCTTACTGTCACTAAGAAAATCAACGGTGGAACTATTGGATTGAAGGATCGTGAAGAGCATTATGCAGCAGCCTTAGAAATCTTTGGAGGTTAATAATGCCACGTTTCACAGTAGATACAGATGAACCAAAACCAGCGAT